CTTTCAGCTTATTTTAGCGACGACGGAACAAGAGAAGCTCATGTCAGAAAAGACCCTCATGGCTTCTATGTAGATTTATTACTAGACGGAGTAGTAAAAGAGAAAAGAGTGCTTTATGGGCACTCAGAGAGCTATGCAGAAGATTGTGCGGAAAACTTTGCTCTCGGCATATTTGACGTAGAATGAAACGCAGAACCTGGGAGAGATTGATGAGCAAAGAATTAGAAGAACAAAAAGCATCCCCAATTCTTGGGGGACGCTGGGATTGGTATGGAGAGTCTCCGACTGTTTGGTGGGAAGATGCCAGCCCTGAGACTAGAGAGATGGCATTTCTTGCAGTAACAGCACTTATGCACAAAGCGGAACTACAGCACAAAGGTTCCTATAGATGGGCATTGTATAATGTTTTCGGATTTGATGAAGGAATGTATGTGGCAGCTATGGAAGCTGGTTATATGGATATACACAATGCTCTCGTCAGAGCAAGCGAAGAGGAATGAAATGAATAGAGAAAGGTTGTTTGATACATTAAAAATTGATGAAGGGATTAAGTATGAGATTTACTTAGACCATCTAGGCTACCCAACTTTTGGTATCGGACATCTTATAACCGAGAACGACCCAGAATACGGTATGCCCGTAGGAACAGTAATACCGTTTGAGCGAGTTCAAATTGCGTTCACAATAGACTGTGACACTGCTGTTCGAGAGTGTGCTGTTCTTTATGGAGAAGATTACTTTGACGATTTTCCTGGTGAAGTTCAAGAGATTCTAGTAAATATGATGTTTAATATGGGTCGTCCTCGTTTATCGAAATTTAAGAAAATGAATGCAGCATTAAAGGTAGAAGATTGGAAAGAAGCAGCAAAAGAAGGCCGAGACTCACGTTGGTATCGACAGGTAACAAATCGAGCCGAAAGATTGATGTCCAGACTAGAAAATGTTTCTTGACATTTAGTGCTCATGCGAGTATAATACTCGTATGAATATTTTTATACTTGACGAAAACGTAGACCTATGTGCAGAGTATCATGTTGACAAGCACATCGTAAAGATGCCACTTGAAGCAGCTCAGATGCTCTGTACCAATCACTGGATAGAGAAATACCTTGGACACATCCCCCGAAAACTCACCTCAGAAGAATGGGCGGTCATCAAAGAAGCCAAAACAAAACCAGACAGAGCTTTTCCTTATCTTCCTACTATGTATAATCACCCTTGTACCATATGGGCTAGGGTATCGTTGGAAAATTACGAATGGCTTTTCTGTTACGCCCTCGCCCTCAATGACGAATATAGATACCGTTACGGAAAAGAGCATAAATCAGTGCATGACGTCGTTCTTAAACTCCCAGAGTCCTCCCTACCAAGGGGTGGACTTACTCCTTTTGCGCAAGCTATGCCAGAAGAGCTTAAAGGCTCAGATGCAGTAGATGCGTATCGTAAATTCTATCACAAGGACAAAGCTACCTTTGCTTCCTGGAAATACAGAGAAAAGCCATACTGGTGGAATGAAACCGAAGCAGACTACGAAAGTAGAATCACGAGATAAAATGCTAGATAGTACAAAAAATTTACTCGATGCTTTAAGTGAAGCAGAAGTTACTATACAGTTCAAGAGCGTTAACTCTGGGCGTAGAATAGAGAAACTTTGCACTTTACAGAATACACAACTAAAGCAGAACCCAAACAATGATACAATAGTAGTCTACTGTTTGGATACTAACTCGTATGAAGATATACGAGTATCAACTATTGAATTATGGATAAGAAAACATGACTAAAGTAACAGAACTGTGGATTACTCCTAATGCGCTTGATGTAATAGCATACTGTGCAAGAGTTTCAAATCCTGGAAATCAAGCAAACAAGAAAACAGCTCCCAAGCTGCTTAGCTATCTAAAGAAGCATAAGCATTGGAGCCCTTTTGAGATGGCAAGTATGTGTGTAGAAATTGAAACTACACGAGACATTGCACATCAAATAGTAAGACATCGCTCTTTCTCGTTCCAAGAGTTCAGCCAACGCTATGCAAATGTAGACGACCTTGGCTCATCAGTAACGTATCGAGAAGCTCGTATGCAAGACCCCAATAATCGACAAAACAGTGTTCGAGCAGAGGATGGGCCTCTACACTCTCAGTGGAGAGTAAAGCAGGAAAACACTTATGAAGCTGCAAAGACTGCTTATAAGTGGGCTATTGATAATGGTATTGCAAAAGAGCAGGCCAGAGCAGTATTACCTGAAGGTATGACCGATACTCGACTCTATATGTCAGGAACTATTCGTAGCTGGATTCACTATGTAGAGCTGCGAGAAGCAAACGGCACTCAAAAAGAACACCAAGAGATTGCTTTGCAGGTTCGTGGGATTTTAACTCAACACGGCTTTTACAAGGCTTCATATGAAATCTGATAGTGTAAAAGTAATAGAGATAAAAGAACAAGAAGATGGCAGTGCAGTATTAACTGTAGAGCTAGATGAAGAAGCCCTGCACGCCCTTGTTCAAGAAGGATTCATTTCTATAATTACTAAAGCGGTGGATTCTTATAATGGAGATAGTTGAGGCTTTTCCTCCGAATATAGCTGAGATAAGAGAAGTTTTTCCGTTGAAAGGAAGAGAGCTATTTGCTTACGGAGACATAATCTATAACCCTTCCGGCTTAAACATACCAAACGAGCTAATCGCGCACGAGTGTGTTCATCAGGAACAACAGGGCGAAAATGTAGAGGATTGGTGGAAAAAATACTTGACAGACCCAGCGTTTCGTTATATAATGGAACTTGAAGCGCATCAAATAGAATACCAAGTTTTCTGTGATTCAGAAAAAGACCGAAACGTTCGGGCAAAGTATTTGATGGCTATAGCCTCACGACTAGCTTCGCCTCTTTATGGCAAGATAGTTTCACTCAAAGAAGCAAGGAAACAAATTAGTGCAAGGAATTAAATATGATGGTGAAAAGCCAAAAATGCACTTACTACCTCCAAAAGCTACACTAGAAGTAGCAAAAGTATTAACATTTGGAGCACAGAAATATGATGAAGAAAATTGGAGAAAGCTGGATAACCTACAAGCTAGATATAGCTCAGGAGCTCTTCGACATATTTTTGCGCATATTGATAATGAAGAATTAGACCCTGAGAGCGGGTTATCGCATCTAGCACACGCTATATGTTGTTTAATGTTTAAGTTGGAGATTGAATTAGAAAATGGCGCGAGTAAAGAAAAAGAGCTACGAGAACCTGACCGATGCGAACCTGGAGCGAGTGATGTCTCTTTTGAATCCGACAGACTCGTCGACAAAAGCTATTACCAAGAAAGAGGCGTGCGAGATATTGAATATCGCATACAATACGACACGTCTGACAAAAGTTCTGGAGGACTATAACGACCGTAAGGAGTTTACAGCAAAGCGTAAATCTCAAAATCGTGGAAAAGCTGCAACCGAACGAGAGCTTCAAGAAGTTGTAACAGACTATCTGCGGGGTTATTCCATCGCTGAGATAGCAAAGAGCTTGTATCGTTCTTCTGGCTTTGTAAAAGGAATTATTGAACGCCTTGGTGTGCCTCAACGGTTGTCACCTTCTGAAGGCATTGAATTTCTTCCCGACAATTGTTGCGCCGAAGCCTTCGATATGAAAGAAATCGTGTGGTCCGCGCAGCATCATGCACCTGCAATCGTGGAAAAAGAAGTCACTAATATGGACTACGAAAAGAAGTATGGTGCGAAGTGTTATGCTATCTATATCCAGCAGACAAGTTCAGACTCAGACGATAGATGGGCTATGGTTGAACAAGGTGGTTTCTACGCATATGCGGCAGCCTATGACTTAGGTAAGCTATCACATCTTGAACAATATGGCGTAAACCTTGAAAAAATATCTTGACAGATTTTCTTTTTTCTATTATAATATGTTTTCAAATTAAGGAGAATAGTATGCCCATTAAATTTCAACCATCAACGCAAGTCCGAGACCGAGCTACTGGGCGAGTAAAAACTGTTCATAGCTACATGAAGTCAACTCCTACAGAGGAATTGCAAAAATACTTAGAGGCAAGCAACGCTAAGCCTAAAATCATGCACAAGTGTCGTATGGAATTACTACGACGAGGAGTATTATAATGATTGACCGTTCACAAGACCCCTACTACCAAGCACTGTTTTGGTGCTATGAAGCACAGCAATACTTTCGTTGGGAAGAAATGATGCGCTGGTATGAAGAAAATAGTGAGGAAATGCCACGATTTGTCGGAGCACCTGTCTAAAAATAGTTCTTGACATCATGCTCAAATTTCTCTATAATAGTATTCAAGAAATTGAGGAAACCAATGGGCGACCGATTTTACGAACAGCAAATACAAACTCTGGGCACCTGCCCAGGCTCAACTAGAACCAAGAAAAGGAGCCGACGAATGGCTTGGGACGACGACAAGAAAGCAGCAGTTATTGCAGCATACGAAGAACAAAATCCAACTCCAGAAAATTCTATGGAGATTGTTAAAGAACTCGCAGATGAGTTCGACGAATCACCAAACGGTGTTCGCATGATTCTTAGCAAAGCAGGTGTCTATGTTAAGAAAACTCCAGCAGCAAGTGGTAGCTCAGGCTCTACTTCTACTGGTGGAACACGAGTTTCAAAAGCAGCCGCTCAAGAAGCTCTGATTGCAGCCATTACTGACGCAGGTCAGGAAGTTGACGAAGATGTAGTATCTAAGTTGACTGGCAAAGCAGCACAATACTTCACAACAGTATTGGGTGCAGTAGCTAACTAATCCACCCGTTGGGTTTACCCTTCGGATAGAGTAGCCCCTTCGGGGGCTGCTTCTTTTTCCTTCTTTTTGTAGAGAGTGGCACAGTAAAATAACTTTTGCTAACCCACGACAACAAGGAGAACTCGTGAACAAAGAGGCATTAGCAAAGTTAGTAACTGAATATGGCGATGCAATCATTACCTACCGCAGTGAAAACTCTAAGAAGCTAAAGTACAATGTCTGTACATTAGACTTTTCTACACCTTACATTCAAAAGAAGAAAAATAGGGCAAAAGGGTCTGAAGGGACTCTTTTGCTTTTTTGTTGGGATACAGACTCGTATCGTCTTTTGAAGCCTGAAAGCGTTACAAGTGTAGTACCTCTATCGTCCATTTTACAAAATGGCGGTAGGTAGTGGTATTATTACATGAAGCTCCGGCAGTGTATGAAAAAGTAATACACCATAACGAACAAAAAGAAACTCAAGTAAGACTTACCATCAACCCTTTTCGGGGTGTTGAGTATTTGCACCTGCGCGAGTATTACTTAGACTTTGAAGAAGAGTGGAAGCCTACTCCCAAAGGTATCGCTATGGAGTTAGATTTGAATAATTCACGAGAACTCTTCGCGGGGTTAGTAGAGATTATATCGCTCGCAGAGTCAAAAGACATACTAGAAGAATACTTCAAAGAATATATTGACGAAATCTACAAATAATTCTTGACATTTTACCTTAATACTCGTATAATATACTTTCAAATTTAGTGAGAGAATAATGCGCGAATTTCTAGACCATGCCAGCAAGATGTATTACGAAGGTAATCCTGTTCTTTCTGATGCCGAGTTTGATAAACTCGCAGACCAGCATAACTATAATTCCGTAGGATACAGAGTTGAATCTGGAGTTTCTCACTACTTCCCTATGTATTCTCAACAAAAGTTCTTTTCAGTAGAAGAATGTCCTGCATCTAGCAATGACTCCGGCTATGTCGGAAGCGTAAAGCTAGATGGGGCTGCTGTATCTCTGTTGTATATCAACGGTAAGTTACAACAAGCTCTCACCAGAGGTGACGGTAAAAAGGGACAACCCATACTTGATAAGATGGTCTATTTAGTCCCAGACATTATCGACTGCAATAGCATTGTTCAGATTACAGGGGAAGTAGTAGCTCCTAAAGACTTACCGAATGCGAGAAACCTCGCAGCGGGGTCACTAAACTTGAAAGATATTGAGGAGTTTCGCAAACGTCCTTTGCAGTTTATAGCCTATGATGCTCAGTCCTTTATCGCGGATAAGTGGACGGAGGCTATGGCGATACTTGCAAGCTGGGATTTTAATACTGTTCTAACCACAGACATCAGTATGTATCCTGACGATGGCGAAGTTTATCGTATTGATGACTACTATAAATTTGAGAAACTCGGATACACTGCCCACCATCCAAGAGGAGCTTTCGCGCTCAAAGAGCAGAAAGACGGTGTAGTAACTAAACTATTGGATGTTAAATGGCAAGTGGGTAAGAGTGGTGTAGTAAGCCCTGTTGCTATCCTGGAGCCTGTAATTATAGGTGAAGCGACAGTAAGTAGGGCTACTCTGCACAACATCGAGTATATTCGAGAGTTAGACCTGGAAATTGGATGTGACGTAGAAGTTATACGTAGCGGTGAGATTATACCTCGTATTCTACGACGCGTTCAATCTTCCTGACCTTTCAAAAAATAGTTCTTGACAAAAATCTTAATTTCTCGTATAATATACGTTCAATTTCACAGGAGTCTTTTTAGTGTTTTCGATTCAAGCCCCTACGAACTGCCCTAGTTGCGATTCTATGCTTGAGTGGAGTAACCACCTTCTTTACTGTCGCAATACTTCTTGTGACAGCCAATCCCAAAAGCGCGTGCAGCACTTTGCTAAAACTCTTAAAATTAAGGGTCTTGGGCCTGCTGCTGTCGAAAAGTTGGGTTTGACAAGTCCTCACGACATCTATCAACTTTCGTTAGAGGACATAGTAGAAGGATTAAATTCTGAAAAGCTCGCGGAGAAATTGTTAGTAGAAATACAAAACTCGGAAAAAGCCTCTCTGAATGAGATACTTCCAGCATTGAGTATTCCGCTAATTGGTAAGACAGCCACTGAAAAACTTTCTGTAGTGTGTGATGACATTTATGATATAAACACAGAAAGTTGCAAGCGAGCAGGTCTTGGGCCAAAAGCAACGGAATCTTTGGTGGAGTTCTTAGCTCAGGAAGATTTGGATTATATGTTTTTGCCTCACTCGATGCAGTTTAGAAAAGCTGCAAAAGTAGAGACAAAAGGTGTGGTCTGCATCAGTGGTAGATTGAAGAGTTTCAAAACAAAAGCTGAAGCCACACAAGCACTATCAGTGTTAGGATATAGAGTCGTTGGCTCCCTGACCAAAGAAGTGAGCATTCTAGTAAATGAAAGTGGTGTTGAATCAGCGAAAACAACCAAAGCCAGAGAGTCTGGCGTAACAATAATAGAAAATCTTTTAGATTTTATCGGAGACTAAATATGGCATTGCCAAAGTGGACTGACGAACGCACTAACGAGTTGACTAACTTTGTTGGTGACGAATCACCTATTTCCCAAGCTACCGTTGCAGAAGCAGCAGACCAGCTTGAAACTTCTACCCGTTCAATTTCTAGCAAATTGCGTAAGATGGGTTTTGATGTAGAGCTTGCCTCTACTTCTACAGCTCGTGCTTTCAGTGAAGCACAAGAAGCTACTCTCGCAGCTTTTGTCGCAGACAACAGCGGTGAGTATACATACGCTCAAATCGCCGAGCATTTTGAAGGCGGCGAGTTCAGTGCTAAATCAATCCAAGGCAAAATCTTGTCTATGGAATTGACTGGCCACGTTAAAGCAGCTCCTAAAGTAGAGACTGTTCGCACTTACTCTGAAGATGAAGAAGTTACTTTCATCCAGATGGTAAACGACGGCGCTTTCGTAGAAGCTATCGCTGATGCTCTTGACCGTAGCGTAAATAGCATTCGTGGTAAAGCTCTGAGCCTTCTGCGTTCAGGTCACATTGACGCTATTCCTCGCCAAGAGTTCACGAAAGGTGCTTCCAAAGAAGACCCTTTAGCTGACTTAGGTGACGTATCTGGAATGACTGTTGAAGCCATTGCTGATGCTATCGGTAAAACACCTCGTGGTGTTAAGACAATGTTGACTCGTCGTGGTATGGTTGCTGCCGACTACGATGGTGCTGCAAAGCGAGAAAAAGCTGCCCAGTAGTAGCTTTCTATAGCAGCTCTTGCTAGGGGCTGCTTTCTTATGTTCGGGGGAACGGATTGAATATTGCAAGTGCTTTAATAAAGCAGGTGTTGACGCTGCAGGACTTTGAGACCTGGACGTCCGTTCGTAAAGATTATTTACCGACGGAATATCACACGCTGTTTAGTATTATAGATAAACATTGTGATACTTTCCATTCCCTTCCGACATTTGAAGACCTTGAGCTATCCGTCCGAGATTCTAAAGCTCGTGAAAAGCTATACGCTGTCAAGAGTGTAGAAGTTGAGGCTGAAGCCTCTATGCTTCTTGAGTATCTTAAAAATGAGTTTACTCAGAAAGAAATCTTGGACTCGCTCGAACACTATATTGATAACTCTGTTGCCTTCGAGAATGCAGAGGAGTCAGTAAACCATCTTCATCAAATTGTTCTCGATGTAGAGAAGAAAGTTGATTTGGAGATGCCTCAAGAAAGTATGCAACGCATTACTTTGTTTGAGGATGAGCAAGAGATTGGTAAGTACCTGCCATTAGGTTTGAATGCCGACTACGACCACGAGATACAGTTCTCACCCCGAGACCTTGTACTCCTCGGTGGCCGTCGCGGAGCTGGTAAATCTCTTACTTGTGCGAACATTGCTCACAATGTCTTTGAGAGCGGTAGGTCTGCTATTTATTTCACTATTGAGATGGATAGTAGGTCTATACTCCAAAGAGTTTGTTCCCTCGCAACGGGGGTTCCATTCTCTCGCCTACGCACTCGTAATTTGAGTGTAGGAGAGTGGGAATTGGTTGCGTCCTGGTGGGCGAACCGATTCCAAGAAGGCCAGACCCAGTTGAAAGAATATAAAGGACACCGAGACTTTGAAAAATTTCACCATAAACTTACGACGACTTGCGAGCTTCTCCCGACTCAGCAGATTGATGTAGTTTATGATCCCAGCCTTACCCTAGCAAAGATTAAGGCTGAGATGGATAAGAAAGTGAAAGCTCTCAATGCGGGTGTAGTCCTTGTAGACTATATCAATCAGGTTAAGCGTTCCGCTCTACCAAGCAGAGGTGGACAGTACGATTGGACTGAACAAATAGAAGTGAGTAAAGCACTGAAGGCTATGGCGCAGGAGTATGAATGTACTGTTGTGACACCATACCAAACAGACGCAAGCGGTGAAGCGCGTTTTGCAAAAGGTATACTTGATGCTGCTGATGCAGCGTATGCTCTTGAGACTTATGACCAAGAGGACCAATGCATCACATTCAATTGTACTAAAATGCGTTCCGCCGCTATGCGCTCGTTTACTTCCGCAATAGATTGGGAAACAATGAAGATTGGCCCAGACAGCGCACTCACACCACAGCAAAAAGAAGAGACAACTCACAAAACAGGCGAAGATATAGATGACGTATTCTAGAAAAGACTTACCTCAGTTGACCGAGAAAGTTTTAGAAGAAAAAGGATTACAGTATGAACATCTAGTAGTCAAGCCTTGGTATATAACTCCTATGCAAACAGACCGGCTCCCCCAGACCGAGGAGAGGTTTCTGCGAGTAGCTAGAGATACCTATAAACCTTTGATTATAGACAAATGCAATAATCTAATAGACGGCCATCATAGGCTAGACTTATTACTCAAAGGAAACTATAGAGAAGCTAGAGTGATAAAAATACACCTCTCATTCAAAGAAATTTTAGAAGTATTCCAAAAATAACTGTTGACAATTATCCTGAATTTTAGTATAATATACGTTCAATTTCAGGAGATAGTATGATAGTTTCAGGAAGTATGAATTATACACCCTCTGGTAGACGAAGAAAAGTAAAACGCACAACTCGTAAGGAACGTCCATTTGTTCCTCTTACCAATAAAGTAGAGCATCCTTTTATTCCTTTGGTTACACCCAAGGCTAAACCAGAATTCAAACCTTTTACTCCTGCCGAGGATACTTCTTTTCGCAAAGAAGTAAGTAGTAAGTATACTGTAAGCATTCCTTACAACAAAGGTGCTTATCAAGTGATTCCATCAGAAGATATTGACAAGATTGGTAAATGAGCGACGAACCTACAATATTACTGCTACAAGACTTTATAGAACAGAAAGAAAGAAAAGAAAAAGAGTTAGAGTTCTATAAAGCTGAGTTAGAGAAACTAAACAAAAAGATGTGGTTTGTACAGAAAGAAATACAACTCACCAATAAAATTATCCAGATTATAGAGAACGAGTGAACGTAGAAGATTTATTGCTTCAAAAAGGTGTGCCCTATATTCCCAAGGGCAAGGACTTTGTAGTAAAGTGCTTAAATCCTGAACACGAAGATAGAAACCCAAGTATGCGAATCGACCAAATTGATGGTCGGTTCAATTGCTTTTCGTGTGATTTTAAGGGAAACCTGTTCACCTTCTTTGGCGAGAAGTTTGGTGGGCTGCAACTAAAGAGAGACTTGTTGACCAAAAAGATACAAGAAAAACGAGCAGAGAGTGTCGGTCTTTCTATGCCTACTGGCTACATGCCGTATATTGGTAATTGGAGGGGTATTAGCCCTAAGACATACAAACAGTTTGAAGCCTTTGAGCACACTGGCGCAGACTATATTTCAAGAATAAACTTTCCTATTAGAGACATCTCAGGAAAGATTGTGGCGTTTCAAGGCAGGCATACTGCTAACGGCACTCCAAAGTATAAGTTTAGTCCTCCTGGAGCTAGACTACCTTTGTTTCCACAAGTGCAGCCTCGTCGCGGGGAAGTAATACTTGTAGAAGGTATATACGACGTGATTAACCTACACGATAAAGGGTTGACAAATGCTGTATGTTGTTTTGGAACGAATAACATTAACGAAGATAAGCTGAGTATGCTATCTATTCAAGGAGTAACCAAAGTAGCGGTTTTCTTTGATGGAGACGAAGCAGGACAAAAAGCTGCTGTAAATATAAAAGTTATGTGCGAGAAACTTGGTCTCATTGCCAGAAATATCGAGCTAAAAGATATTGACCCTGGTGCACTAAC